TCAGGTCGTCTGGACACTTTGGCAGTCCTTCGATGTTTTCCATTACCAGATAACTCTTCTCTTGATCTCATTGTGTCGTGATTGAGATATTTCAATTCGTTTTGATCATAATTAGATATCATGCTGTGTACTGCTGTGGGGAACATGTAATCTTTCCCTTGTGGTCTTAGTGCTGGTTGGTAGTCATAACCAGAGTTGCTTACGTTGTATGAATTACGTAATACTTCGAACGATTCAGCCTGTGTACCATGAGAGTTGAAACTATTCTGCGATGAATTAAACACCATTTCTTTTATATACTATATATAAATATATTTGTTTTTAGTATGTGTTATGTGTATTTTTTCACTTTCATCTAAATATTAATAAAACCATGTAAAAGTAGCATTTTTAGTGCAAATATAATTAATTTAATGTAATAATATAAATAATAAAAATAAAAATGAAATATTTTTATTCTAATTAATAACTTTTTAATAGAAAACAATATTAGTTTTTAACGTTATTAAACAAAATTTCTTAAATTGGATGCGGGACATCCTCCAGATCTAGCACCACCAGACATAGCACCACCAGACATAGCACCGTACCACCAGAATATGCACCACCAGATTTCTCTGATTTCTTCATATTCAAAAGGGGGACATTTCTCATAGAAGATGCACTTAAATTACTTCCATTGGCTTTGTTGTGAGATTCAATATAATTAGATGATTCTCCGAATTGAGCCATAGTGGAATTTACAACTAAATCTTTTGTGAGTAATCCAGTTTGTTTCATGGATTGTCCTGCTTCAGTTAAGAAGAACCCATCATATTCAGCAATGATCAGTATTTCAGGAGTAACATCAACAGCATCAAGATTGCGTACTCTGACATTTGCTTGAAAGGAAAATTGTCCTATGGAACCATTAGACAAATAATCAGGTAAAGATAAATCTCTGGCAGGATTAAGTACCAATATACTACCTGTAGTATTCTTTTTAACACCATTGGCAATTGAAGCACCCCCAAGGAATTCATACAAATCTTGTTTTGAACCATTAGCAATACTTAATTTGTAAAGATCGTGTGCATTAGCGTTAGCAAGAATACCAGCTACATTGTTAAAGTTAACTGAGATTCCTTCAATGGCTAAAAATGCGTTAGAATCTTTCATAGTTTGACTGTTGATTGGCTTCCTAGCAACAACATACAGTCTGTTAGGGATTTGACTCAATTGCACAGCATGAGCATTAATGGAGTTACTTGCATTTGCAGTAAATACTTGATCACTAACAGTTAGGAATCTGGAATAATCAGAGAATGGTACAACATTTCTTGAAGATAACAAATCAGAAGCTTGAGTTGACAAGTAATTTAAATTTAAATAGCAATCATTCATGGCCGTAAGTACTATAGTCATTGGAACAGTTGAACCAGAACACAGCAATCTTTTGGCGGAAGTATCAACATTGAATACAAAATCCATATTACGAACTCCATACAAACCAGCAGAGTTATTATTACCTTCATCACCAGTTAAGAATGGAGACAAAAATAAGAGTGGTTCAGTACTTTGAAATGAAATATCAATTACCCAACTATCTCCCACATGACCACTAGTTAAAGCGGCTGTAATTTGGGCTCCAGTATTTGCATGTGTGACTGCTGCAGAAGCGGCCGCACCATTTCTAGTTGTAACAATGCTGAATTCAATTGGATGAGATCCACGGGGTACCACTGATCCTGTAGCTTTATCAAATCCAGCCAATGGATTGCTTTCCAATTCAGCCATATCAGAATATGCTCTAAATCCTTTATCACTCATATAAGGACAATTGTATTTACTTAATACTTCATCGTCGGTCATGCGAATGAGAGTATGTAACATATCTTGGGTATTGACACTGAAACTTGCTTGATTAATTGTAGCAGTTGCGTTAGTAAACAAGGAATTAAGTGGAAACTGATTCAATGCCTCAGTTGATCCATACTTAAAAGCCACTGTATTGGCCGCACGTCCTGCAGGAATTGTCACTCTAAAGGTCGGTTTAGCCGAAATGGTTATATTTCTATCCACAAGAACATTTTCAGATGGAACAGTTATCGCAAAATTTACATTTGTGACACCTGCGGAAGTTGATTTGACGTGTTGATAATTATTCTGAGCTGCTCCTTTGCTAACTATATAATCTATTTTGGTGGATACATCATTAATTCTGCTGTCTCTTACGACAACGGTATTGAAACTTGAATCGGACATTTTAATCTATATATTATAGATTAATATATTTATTTTTCATACTATTATTTATGTGTTTTATAGTATTTACAGTTTTCTATATCATTTATTTCAATCTAAATAATATTTTTACACTTGCAGAGGCACCTGATTGTAATGTGAACGGAATCATGTTTGCACGTTTGTCTTTCCAGAATACATTTATATCGAATGTGCTTATACTATTATCACCAAACATATCTATCATTCTATACTCTGCACTTGGAACGTATATCAAATTCGGCTTATAACATAATTCATTTGTGCTCATATCACTTATAACTTGTACGAAATTTTGAGGTATACCCATATTTAAAGCTGAACCATTATCATAAATCTTAGGTTCACTTTGTTGCGTAGATACAATAGGTAATGTATTAGTTGTAAATACAACAGATGCAACAGCACACCAATTACTAATAGTACTATACTCCTGACATGTTTTTATACAGTCAATAAGTGTACCAGTTCCATTAATATCTAACTTAACAATTTTAGTAGCATAATCAGACTTCATGACAATTTTATATGCCTTTCCTTGAGCCGCATTTAAATTTGCTATTGTTGGAAACGATGAAAGTCTACTAAACAATTGTCTATTAAAATATATATTCACATGATTTGCTAAACTTTCATCATAAAAATCCTTTTGTCCTATAATTTCTGCAGATTGGGTTTGTTCATTCCATATCATTTTAGGTGGTAGTAGACCATCTAAATCAACTCCTACAGATGTTTTTAATGATGCTGTTAAAGAATCAAAAGTGTTATTCACTAAATCACAGTAATGACGAAATGAATTCGAATAATAATATTCATGTGCTGGTTCTTGTAATGATTGTGGAACTATAGGAACTTCCGCATGTTGGTTTGTAGGAATCCATGCAAGATTAGAAGGACCTTCAGTAGTCAGAGTCCCACTAGAATCCCATTCTAATGTTAGGCTTTCAATCATTTTATTGATATCATTATTGTTTGTGTGAACAATCTCAGCTATAAAAGTTGGTAAACTATATGTATCTAATTCAAATCTAACAATTGATAAACTATACTCTCCTGAGTTTTCAATTAAGGGTTTGCTTCTGGTTTCTGTAAATCTTAATGACTGCTGTGCTGATCCACTTGATTCAAAATTATTGATTTGAATGTCGTAATACACTTCTCTGGGTTTTTTATTTTTCATTGTATATAGTATATATGGAGAAAGAAATTATTAAGAAATTATCTATATCTAATTCAATAGAATTAATTGGATCTAATTCAATTGGTAAGCTAAAATATACTACAGATTTCGATTTGCAAGAATATATATCTATTCATAAGTTGAAAGACTATCAAAAGTATGTTAGAAAAATCCAACAAGTATTCAAATCGTTTCAGAAATCAAAAACAGTATTTATTACAGATTTCAAGTCTGGTTATCACAATACTCAGCCAGTAAGATGGAATTATACAGATATTATAAATGGTTATAAAATTATTGACAATGATATCATCATTAATTTATTTGATACTTTGCAACTGAAGAGCAATAAAATTAAAATAGATATTATTGCGTTCATAAATGATAAGTTTGTGGAATTCTCGTGCAATTACTATTTTCATTCCAGTGATGTAGACGTTACAGATATTTATAAATCATTATTACTTGATGTGAAGAAGTATTATCATGCCAAGAAATTTATGAAAATGTTAAAACGATTGTTATCCTATCGTATGATCAGAAATGAATCGGTTGATGATATAATTGTATTTCTAAATTCACAAGCTGGCTTTTTGTATCAGTTACAACATCAATTGGATATTATATTGTTTGTTATAGAAGAAAATGTGGATGTTAATGCTAAATATATTAATCAATCTGTCAATAAATTGTTGCATATAATTCCTGCAAAGTACAAGAAGGGTATTAATAAAAAAGCTAAATGGATAGATGTTTTAAATAAAATTAAAAATGTTTTACATGATGATATAAATTTAATAGTAATATCCTTTCTAGAATAATTATCTAATTATAGTAGATACAACTTCATCATCATTTAGTTTAGTATCCTTTTCTGCATTGCCCATGAATTTGACATATTTAGTCAATGTCATATCATAATGTAATAAACATATTATTCGATTAACCACATGTCTTCCACATGTATTTACATTAACACTCTTCTTTTGGAATCTAATCTTATTGTATACCAGTCTAAATATTCCATCATCAATTTCCTTTTCTATTAATCTATTTAGGTATAATGCAGATTGCCCTAAATATTTATTTATTTCTTTTGAATTTACTAGATCATCTTTATCATGTTTCGTACCAAAGGAGTTAAATATTTCTATTGTGTTATCATATCTTAAAATACATATCCAATGTCCTGAATTCTTTTCATATTCAATTAATATAATCTTGTATGATTTATGATATGGTAGTATTTGTTCAAAGTCTTGGTAGTCCGCTAAATCAGAATAAGTAAGAATGTTTTGTTGAACTTCCTCCCCTAGATATCTCTCTAAATCGCTGTCGCTCAAAGGTGTTGCAATTATTTCTTTTAAGTGTGCCATATATATTATACATATAGTTATTTTATTAAATTATTATATATACAAAGACATAAAAATATTATATGATGTTATTATATTATGAAGCACAATCCAAACTTAAACCATTCAAAACTGGATGATGATGCAATGCAGAAGAGCAATCCAGTCTCCAATCCTGAAGATAATGATGAAGTGGCAGTTCCCCCACGATCCTTATACGGTCATGATCTGAAGAAACTAAAGAGTTTCAAGAAAATCAGGCAAGGTTACAAGAAACAAAACATGAAAAGCGTTTTCATCAATGATTTAAGTAATATACTGAAAGAGTTCTCACCAGATCTTCCTGAAAATGAACTCAATGATGAATTACTTATTGAAATTATGCAAATTGCTGAAGAGTATTACATATACCCTTCCACAGAAGAAGATAGAACAAGTCTTAAAAATGATTCGGTAATAGAATTAATGTTACCTTACTTTAGAGGAGACCCTAAACTATTAGCATATACTATGAAACACGCGAAGAAATATGTTAAGAAGATCGGAAAACTACGCAGAACTTTTATGAAATTGAAGCTTTTTTTTTACCAAGAAGGTAGAGTATAAAAATGAAATAGAAATATTACGTGGATTATTATTCTCTTTAATTAATGATTTTATTATTAAATTAGTATTAAAAAGATTAATAATTATAACACCACTGTTAGTATTGTTATAATTATTGTTATTATATATATATGGTTAAAGTAATTCGAGGTTAATAAAGTCTTTATCTTTCTTAGGTAGTGATGTGTATGATTTGGCATCCTTATCAATAGCATCTTGCCAGTAATCTTTACCATAGCTGACATATATCTCTTCTCCTTTCTTTATTGCCTTCGTAGCTTGTAGATATCCTGAAAACGGATCATCATAAAATGCAAACTTACAATTACTCTTCTTCATACTCAATGAATCATTAGCATAACGACCTAGGCATGATTTGGGATCTGCTGCATCAATTATAAAGTCATGTGCTGGATCCTCT